TCAAGGCCACCTTCTGGCCGATTTCGGCCCCACACGTGCGCTCCCAAGCTTCATAGGCGTGCCGCGTAATGAGCCACCGGCGACCCAGCCGGATGCCCGGCAGGATGCCCTGCTCCAACATCGCGTACACGGCGGGGCGACCAATATCAAGGCGCTTGGCCACCTGCTCGGCGGTGATGCGGGCGCTCGCCGCCGACTCTAAACCTGAATGGGGGCTACTCTGCGCAATCATTGGACAAGGGCCTCTTCCATGGCGCGCGGCCGCAAATCGCGGAGTTGGCGCGGTTGATAGTTCGCCGCCCGCCATTCTTCCCAGGACACGCGCTTGTCATAGGCGCCAACAACCCACCGCTGAAACCCGACCAGCTCCGGAGTGCGCTGGTAGGGCATTGGATAGGGCAGTGCGCCGAATTGGCGGAGCTTGCGCCGGCGGTAATCGCGGCCTTCGTGCGTCTCGCCGGGAGCGAAACCGATCAGCATGTAGACGAGAAGGTGGCGCGGCCGCACTCCGTTGCGGCACAGCAGCTCCAGACCGGCGAAAAAGCGCGCTTCATCACGAGTGTTGTCCCAGGCCGTGTAGAGGCGGCGCTGGGCCATCCTCGAATCGCGGTAATCCACTGAGGCGATCCCTTCGGCCTGTTCCGCCGTGACGATACGCGCGTTGATTCCCTGCGTGAAGCAAACCTTGAATCGGCCGTCGCGGAGTTCCGCGAGCCGTTCGCGCCATTCCGGGTTGCCAAAGAAATCGTTGTCGAGCAGCACGATTTCCCGTGGCCACGGCTCGCCACGCCAGATTTCCGCGATGGCGCCGTTCGCGCGGGCGCGTCCCTCTTTGGCGGGAACGACGCAGAACGGACACCGCATGCGGCAGCCGCGCATGGCGAAGCCGATGCTCTGGCGACAATCCGGATAAATGGAGTAGTCCATGTTAGCGGTCGTGATGCCGATGTCCTCCAGCCGGCGGGAGAGATCCCACCCTGTGCCGCCAATGAGCGCGTCGGGATAAGTATCGAGCACCTTCTGGACAAGCGGCCGGCTGCGCTCGAATATCGTGCTGGCGTACACACGATCGAAGTGTTCGTCGAACAGACCACCGAAATCGGCGCCATGCCGAAGCTCGATGCTGTCTCCGCGCCGGCGGTGATGCGCTGCGACGCGCATGAGAGCGAGATTCGGCAGCTTGCCGTCGAGTTGGATGAGCAGCACGTTCAACGGCGCACGATCTCCGTGTACGCCCGCTCAATCAAGTCGCTGATCGCGATCAGCTTCTCGCTATCGATCCGGCCGCGCAGCCACTCGCGGATTTCATCCAGCACCTTGGCTTTGCGCTTCATCGCGTCCAGATCTTTGTATGTCAGCCCGCCATTCATCCGAACAACTCCTCCTGTTCGGGCACACTGGCCCACACGGGCGCGCTCTGCGCACTTTCGTAAGAATCGAGAAGTACTTGGGCACGCACCGGACCCGAAGCATGGCGGTAGCAACCGCCCCAGTTCGTGGTGCCCACGCCACGGGAAACACCCGCGGAATCGGCAGACGCAAGGGGAAGATGCTTACAGATGGCAGGCCGAAGCATCCGTAAGCCGTGCAGTTTCACCCTCGGCCTGCCCAGGCTGTCGCAGACGGTTTCCATGAGCTGCTGCACCCGGCTCCACCACTTCGGCGTGCCGATTGTCGCGTACTGCCCGGACGATCCCAGTGCTACGCGCGGCCACTCGGCCGCCAGTCGCTCCAATCGGTCGAGCGATTCATGGAAGTGCCACACCGGAACGCCGACATGTTTGCCGAGCGGCCATTCGGTCAAGAGCGCGTCGTTCGCCGCCTCATCCCCGTCGATTACGTCGGGAATAATGGCCCAGTCGAAACCAGGATGCTGCAACCATTCCGCAACCCAGCGATAGTACTGCGCCCAATCCACGGCGGCACCCTGCTTCCAGACAGAGAACGCGCCGTTATCGACTGCGAACGACTGCGTAACCTCCGCGGCGATTACCACCTGCTGCGGATCTGCGAAGGAGACCAGCGCGTGCCGGCGCTTCCAGATCTCGACGGCAACCTGCCACGTGGAATGGCGACCGCCATGGTAGTGGATCACGGGGTCACCTCCCGCAGCACGCGGTCGACATGGTCGATCCGCTCCCCGATCCAGCTCATGACGGGTGTGGCCATGCTATTGCCGATCGCCTTGTATCGCGGGCCATCCGGCGTAGCGCCCAGCCGCCGCGCCTCATCGAGCGGGATGCCCAGATACGCGGCCATCTCCTCGATCTCGTCCGCGCGAAGTTTCTGGTGGTAATTGGGGACCAGCGTGTGGTCGTCGGGAAATCCCTGGAGCCGCTCGCACTCCCTCGGCGTCAATCGCCGCACGGCTACCCACGTCGCCAGCAAGGGTGCGCCATCGCCGCGACCTGACGCACCGGACTGTGCCTTCAGCGGCGGCGCCACGATACCCGGAGCGCCGCGGCCGTTCCGCGCGAAGCGGGACTCGAAGACCACGGGGGGTGCAACGGCGCCACCGTCGCTCGCGAGCACGGGCGGTGTGACCTCGCGCGGCACGAAGCCGTCCTGGCCAAAGCCCCGAAAGGCGACCGCGAGCTGGCCGCCAGCATTCGCGTGCGAGTCGTGATGCCCCATCGCGCGCAGCGTCGGCGCGACATCCTCCATCGCGTCGGCGCCGGAATCCTTACACGAAAATCCAACCGGCAGGATTGGCACGCCACGGCCGGTGCCGTCCTCGCTGGCGTCCATCCCCTCGCCACGGAGCGTGTGAGCGACCAAAGCCTCGCACGTGTCGACGCTCATGCCAGGGGACCGGTCGCCGCCGGTGCGATTCGCACCAGCCAGCAGCGGAGGTGCTACCTCGACGCAGATTGTCTCCGTTTCGAAGTCCATCCGGCCAGAGCCGCCATGGGCGTTGCAGGCCGTCGCCACGTCGATCGGACCAGAGGTGTTGTTGCCTCCAAATGGAATCAGGTGGCCGGACTGGGCCTGGGTGTCGTCGCCGCCACACGTTCCAACGCCATGCGCAGTAAGGGCGGCAACACCCTGGCGCGCTTTTCGGCGCGGCGCAAGATCCCGGCGCAGGCTTTCGCGCTCAAAAAGTACCGCCGCGGCAGCCTGCCAGCTTCCAAGATGTCCGACAATGAAGACGCGGCGGCGGCGCTGGGGCACTCCGAAGAACTGAGCGTCCAAAATTCGGTACGCGACCCCATACCCGAGTTCGACCAGCGTCCCGAGCACGGTTCCAAATGTCCGTCCAGAGTCAATCGACAGGACGCCGGGGACGTTTTCCCAGACGATCCAGCGGGGGCGCAGGCGCTTAGCCAGTCGGAGAAACTCCAGCGTGAGGTTGCCACGCGGGTCATCCAATCCGAGCCGCTGGCCGGCGCAGGAGAATGGCTGACACGGAGTGCCTCCGACGCGAAGATCAATGGGAGTTGCTCCGACGCGCCGGAGCCAATGGCCCCTGATCGACGTGAAGTCGCCAAGATTACGAACCTCGGGAAAACGGTGAGCGAGCACGGCGCTCGCGAAGGGATTGATTTCAGCGAACCAGGCCGGAGTCCACCCCAATGAGTGCCACGCGACGGTTGCGGCCTCAATTCCGGAACAAACGGAGCCGTAGACCATGCTAGACGCCGCACATGCCCACACACTCGTCTTGCCAGGAGGGATTGAGCCAACCGGCCGCCAAAGCGCAAAGGCCCTCCCATCCCAGCCGAAGCATTGCGCCGGGAAAACCTCTACGATCGATGAGTCGTCTCATCGACAGTCGTCATCTCAGCCAGCCCCAGGCGGCCAGGAGTGATGCCGCACTGGCGATTGCCGACGCGATGACAATGGCCTGCCGTGCGCGACGGAGTTGGTCGCGCATGTGCGCCATCATCAACGCTTGAGTGACTTCGCAATCCTGTGTCATTCGTGTACCTCCGGTGCAAACAGCCAATTCGCGATGTTTGGGGCGATCACAGAGGCAAGGGCGAGGTTCTCCATCGCGAGTTTCTACGCTGCCCGGCATAGGGCCGCCTCCGGCATCTGGTGCCACTCGCGGCCGTCCAGGAGACAGCCTCGGGCCTGGCTCCCCCAAGACTTGAAGAAGAACGGAATACTTTCCGTGATGCACTGGTCGCGAACGGCCTTCGCCCACTCGGGGCACATCGGCCTCGCACCAGGGCCGGACTCGCCGCCAAGGATCAGCCAGTCCACCGCACGCTCGAAGAGACCGCCTTCTCCATTGGGAATCTCCACGCTTGTGGCCCCGCACGCATCGAGATCAACCCGTCCCAGCATCGGTTCCAAGCTGATCCCGCGCACGCTCACATCGGGAATGCGTAGGAGTTCGGTAGCCCGACTTGCCGTGGCCGGGCCTGTGACCGTTGTCAGCAACCAGAAGTTGGGTGGGCAGGCGTGACGTTCGAAGAATTGCCGTGCCCTGCCCGGCCGCTTCGTGCAGAGGATCCAAATGTGCGGAGCTTGCGCCATCGCCGCCAGGTACGGCGCAAGCCAGTCACTTGGAAGAGATTCCGTGAATATGTCCGCAAGGTCGCCGAGAAAGACCGTTCGGGGATAACCGCTCAACCATGGCTTTCCCGCGCGAACTTTGCCGGTGAGGTCGGCCCAACGGCAGGCCTGTTCAATGCGTCCGGCGAAGAAGTCCGGGATATCGAAAGATGCCGGCCAGCCGGCGCGGCCCGCGTAGCGGCCGACGAGGGAAGCCGCGTAGCAGTGGCTCTCAGCGGCGCCGGCGCGGTGCAACTCGCAGCCGTCGCAACCCACAACGGGGTTGACGGTGGAGTCACACCAAGGGATTTTAGTCTCTTTCCCCATTACCGGTGAACCTCTGCGGCCCGACCCTTCCTTCTGGCGTATCGCTTGTTGATCCCCAGGGCATCGAGGTCAACCTCGCCGCCGGAACCGCCCGCGCGACGTTTGATGCGGCACCGTAACGCATCAAAGGTTAGGCCAAGTTCCCGTGCGGCGTCCGTGAGACACATCCGTTGTCCGTGAAGGACCACGAAGTGGTTATCAGATCGGTTCATGCCGCCGCGATTGCGGTTCTCTCTGCGAAGTTGCTCGTTTTCCGTCTCCAAGTTGAAGCACACTTCGCGGAAAGCGATTACGCATTCCAGGTCCGTGCGGTGGTTACCGCTCTGGCGTAGCCCGCACCTTTCGCAGACGTGCGAGTCGATATCCGCATATTCGACAGTGGGAATCACCCGGCGGGCCCACGCGCGGATGTTTATCCCCGTAAGCGTTTCGAAGTCTCGAACGAGATGCTCCAGCTCTGTGTCATCCTTTGCCGTGGTTTCGGGAGTCATCAGTCTGGACCGTGGCCGGAGGGGGTTACATGCCTGGATCGGCCGCGACCGATCATCAGATCCACAATGAATGTCAAGTTGGATTGCGGCCCATGAATGGGGGGATCGTAGTAAGTTGAGTCTTTGAATTTAAGGTCATAGATCCGAGACCACCGGTCTGTCTCCGGACCTCCGTCGTTGCGCCGGCTCGCGTAGTACTTATGATTTGCAGCCCGGCGTCTGCACTGGGAACAATGCCCGCAAGAGCACTTGATCAGCGCCGTGGACACGGTTTTCTCCTTGCTTTTGAGGGGCTTGTATGGGAGGATGCGGACAGACACAGCCATCCCGCTACGAACGAGATGCTTTGTTCGCGGGTCACACCTTCCCTTGCAAAGGCTGTGTGGCCCGCTCACCCCACAGTTCTATTACTTACAGGACCAAAGTCCATCGCCATGGTAATCCCGAATCAGTCAGGATTACAAATGTTTTAAGATCGACAAACTTTTCTACGTTCAAATTAGATTCAAATTAAGCGTTTCACCTAATTCCGATTAAAGTCAGGTGCGGGGATACGGTACGGAAGTAAACTTCCGCTTACTTTCGTGAATCACCCTGCCAACATGCCGTCACCCTGCCGAGATGCTGGCGCTCCGGGGGCAACGGTCTGCCGCATAAATACTCATGGCATCTCATATTCAGCGCCTCTCGTATCCTCCGCCCGATTCTCAAACTTCGTGAAAGCATGCAGGAACGTGAGCTTCTGCGTCCCCACCGGTCCATTGCGCTGCTTCGCGATGATCAGTTCCGCCAAGCCGCGGAGGTTTGGATCGTCAGGCTTGTACAGCTCCTCGCGGAAAATGAAGGACACGACATCGGCATCCTGCTCGACCCCTCCGGAATCCCTGAGATCGCTCAGTTGCGGCCGGTGGTTTCCGTGCCGGAGTTCCGGCGCGCGGCTGAGTTGCGAGAGCACCAATAACGGCACGCGCAGCTCGCGGGCCATGATCTTCAGTCCGCGCGAGAGGGCCCCGACCTCCTGGTTCCGGTTCTCCTTGCCTGGAGATGTCACCAGTTGCAGGTAATCGACCACCACCAAATCGAGGCTCGCCTGCCGCTCGCCGAGCGCAAGCAGCTTCATCCGGATACTCTTCAACGTGGCGCTCGGGTTGTCGTCGATGAAGAGCGGCATCTCGGAAATATCCGCAAATGCCTGCTGTACGCGGTGGCGCTGCTCCCGGTCGAGATGGCCGGCGCGGAACGTCATCTGGTCGACCCTCGCACGCGCGCAAATGATCCTGCTCAGCAGGGACTCCCGCGACATCTCCAGGGAAAATACGGCGACCGTCTTTCGCAGCTCCGCGCAGTTGTGGGCGATATTCATTGCAAGCGCGGTCTTGCCTTGGGCCGGGCGCGCCGCCAGAATCACGAGATCGCCCCGGTGAAGGCCGAGTGTCAGCTTGTCGAATCGGTAGTACCCGGTCGGGAGGCCCCGGCTGCGTTGTGAAGGATCGAGGAAGGCGTTGATTCCGCCATCGAACCACTCGACGATTTCAGTGGGACTGAGCAGGCCGCGCCGTTCGATTTCTTCGGCCTGGATTCTGCGGCGCGCATCCCCGACCAGGTTTTCCAGATCCGCTACGGAGTTACCTGCCTCGATGAACTCGGTGACGTCTTTCCCAGTGGGAATCTCGACGATCAGAGCCTCGGCAGCTTTGCCGGCCAATTCGCGTTCGATCGCTTCCGCGCGCTTGCGCCCTGGGTCATCATTATCGGGAATGATGAAGATGCGCCGGCCGCGTAACGCCTCCGTATATTCGGGAAGCCATTTCTGGGCCGCGCCCCCGCTGTTCGTCGTGGCAACCAGGCCGCCCGACTCGAGCGTGCCAACGTCCTTCTCGCCCTCAACAAGGTACACGACCTCGGCCTGAAGGACTGCAGGCAGCCGATACAGCACCCTGCGGACATCGGGCAGTTCCTCATCGCCACCGGCGGGTTCCTCTTTTACCGGATACCAATCGCCGTCCGGGGACTTGCGGTAGGGACCCTTTCGGATGCCCCACACCCAGGCTCCGTCCCTGGGATGGCGGCGGCGCTGGCGAAATTCTTTAGTCTTACCATCACGTCCGGGTTCTATCCGAAGGACCTCGTACAACAGTTGCCCGCGCTCGTCTGTGTAGGGGTACGTCGCAACTACCTTTCCGGGTTCTTGACGCTGCGACTGGGGCTGCGGATGACGCGGTGCTCGCGAGACGCAGAGACGGTCCGGATCGACGCCCGACAATTCAGCTACGCGCTTTACCGTATCCGAAAATGTTGCCAACGCTTCGGCCTTCTGGACGAAATCGAAGACATCGCCTCCGGCCTGGCACCCGAAGCAATGAAACAACTGCTTATCGAGCGTTACCGTGAAGCTCGGCGTCCGGTCCTGGTGGAAGGGGCACAGGCCCAGCAACTCATTCGCGTTGCCGCCACGCCGAAGCTCGACGTACTGCCCGACAATCCGCGCGATATCGGCAGCCTTCTTCACGTGATCGGCATCGATCACGCTATTCCTCCTCCCACGGCGCGATCCATTCGGCGTTCGGGTCGACGCCTTCTCTTGAACGTTTGGTGCTGCGCTCCGCTGCTTTTGCCTCAGCGCTTTCCGGCGGCTGATCCTTCCAAAGGCGGCCCGTATGGCGCTCGTTCCCCGTGAGGAACACGTTCGGCGCCGGGATGTACTTCCCGTCTTCTTCCGCCCAGGCGCGCGACTTCTTCCACCGCCGCAGCCCCGCGAACACCTCCGGCATGGTCAGCTCCGTGATCTCGCCCAGGGTGACCAGCGAAATCCAGGATTGCAGGGCCGTATCGACCCTGACCGGATTGGGATACTCTGCGATCCAGTTGTGGAACGCCTCAACCAAACGTGAGCTTGTGACGCTTGGAGTTTGTGCCGAGGCTGGCGGTGGGGTGCTGGCCGGGTCTGAAGGCGGTTTGACCGCTCCTGATTTCCGGGCGCGCGCCTCGGCCGATTTCTTCCCGCCCGCGCTCGATTTGCGGCTCCACTCCGCCTGCTTGCGCCGCTCCTCCAGGAGCCGGTCGTTGTACAGCCGCCCACCTTCAGCCCGGAATTTCGCGCGGATTCTCTCGCGGCTGCGGCCATCCCACTCTTTTCCCAGGCGCGAAAGAACCGCCAGCTCCGAATCGTTGTCCGGCAGACCGCAGTCCGGCTCCAGCCATGCAATGGCCAGAAGGCGGATGTACGCGCCCTCCTCAGACGGCGTCATGAGCAGGATGTCCTTTGACGAGAGCCACGAATCGGGATAGAACTGAAACGCCGGTGACTTGTCGCGAGCCATCACAGAGACTCCCGAATCCGGATCACTGCTCCCGGAACGCCCAATGCGTCCGGGTGTTCGCCAGGGAACACCTTCTCGGCCAACAGCCGGACAATGCGGGCATCATCTTCGATGGCTCCCGCCTCCACCAGGGCGTCGGCCGTTGACCGGCAGATTTTATCGACATCGGGCTTTTTGTCCGGCCAAGTGCGCCGCCTCCTCGGGGCGCTTCTGGGCTTAGGGAGTGTGAAGATCATCTCAACGTCTACGGGACCGTTGATGCAGCACTCCCGCGGATACCCTCCCGGATTGAACGCCTCCAGTACGGCGTACTTCACGGCCTCACGCCAGGGCTTAACCCTCGCGGAACTCTCCACCAGGATTCCGCGCCCGGCCTTAGTGTGGCCGATGAGCCGCTTCGATCCTTGGGGTGCGGGCAGTCCGACAACGCGGATCTCGACGCTCCGGACTGCCCGCTCGGGCGTCATTTACCCCTCCTCCGGCCCCACGGTCCGCGGCCCGCCGTTCTCCCCGATCACGCTGTCCGCCCAATCCATCACCGCGTGCGCGGACTTCGCCAGCGTGCGGTTCCCGGCGCCGATGTGGTCCTCCATATCGTGAAAGATCAGGTTCGCCGCATCGAGAATCGCATCTCGGCCGCTCTGGAAGGTGACGTTGGAGCGCAACGGCTCCTGCCGGCGCTTGCCGTAACCCAAGTCCCAGGTGACGGCAGAGATCCACTGATCGGGGCCGATCTCCAGGAAGCGGATCTCGGCGCCGCCCCTTTGCTTCTGTCCTTCGACGGCAAACGTCAGCCGGCGGACCGTCGGCTCGTCGTCCGAGTACAGGTCGCCGTGAACCGGGGCGGGATAAGCGCGCGCCTCGATGAGGCGGGACTCATCCGTGACGGGTTCCGGCTGCGGTGGCTCGGGCGGCTTGGGTTCGTCTGCCGGGTGATTGACCATGAAGTCGAGGACGGCCTGGCGCTCCATCTCCGTCATGGGCCGCGTGCGAACGATCTCGCCGGTGTCCTGGCGGACGATCGTCGCCTGCCCTGGCTCCGGCTTATCGAGAATGACCTCGCACGGCACGTTACGCATCTCGTAGCCGGCGCCCAGGAGAGCGGCGAGCTTCGAAGCGCGCCCAATCTGCTCCTCAATCTTGGCCTTATACTGCGAGTCGATTTCTTTCTTTTCCTGCTCCAGTTCGGAGCGGAGGCGGGTTGCGGTGGCGAGTTGCCGCGCACTCTCTGCCCATTCGTCGGGCGTGAAATCGCAGCGCAAGAGCTCGGTGTATTCCAAGGTCGTCTCCTTTCGATGGCGATTTAAAAAGGCACGTCGTCGTCGCTGGGGACGTAGTCGCCCTCCGGCGGCGGTGCGGTCGGCGCGGCGGATGCGCGGGGGGCGGGTGCAGCCGGCGCGTGCATGGCCTTCAGCGCTTTTCCGAAGAGGTTATCCAGGTCCCGAAGCTTCTTCGGCTCCAGCGCCTTCACTTCGAGGCTGCCGCCGCCCTGCCGGGCGATGGCCCACCGCTCGCGCTTGGCGCCGTCCTGATCGTCTTCGTGGGAGCACCACATGTCCACATCCAGGCCGCGGAAGTCGTGAAAGCCGGGTGTGCTCGGGTCCAACTCCCGGAAGCTGGAACCCTTGAATCCGAGTATCTTCAGGTCTTCCAGGAAGTACTTGAGGGTCTTGTCTGTGATGGCGCGGAAGTGGGTGCGCTCATACTGCGCCGGCGCCGGAATGTAGCGCGTCGGGTCGGACGGATCGACCTTGCCGAGCACCGTGAACTGCAGGACGAACTGCGGCGTGCCGGTCTTCGCCTCACCGAGGGCTTGGCTGGTCACTTTGCAGGCGTACCGGCCAACTTCATAGAAAGGCTTAGCCATTAACTGCCTCCCGGCCCTGCTTTACGGCCACCATGAAGTTGGCCCAGGCCTCCGCGGCACTCGATCCCATATCGACTTCCGCCTGCAGTCCGAGGCGGTTCTTGGCGTCGTAGGATGCATGGCGCTCCGTGAAGAGCATGCGGTGGTTTCCGCCAGCGCCTTTGCCGCGGGCGGCGCCGGTTTTCTTGTTCTCCTGGACTGCGGTCAACGTGACCTCGAAGTTGCCAAAGAGAACGACGTCGGCCCATTTGTGCGTGAGGCCCCAGGTTTTGTCATGCATGTCCGGCGTGTAGCGGTCGTAGTCCGCACCCTCGGGGTTTTTGAAGGGCTTCACCTTCGTATGGCAGAGGGCGACGATGGCCATTCTCCGCTCGGCGCGCAGCCGGTCGAGGGCGTTGAGGAACTTGCGCCACTCGGCGAGGGCCACCTCGAATCCCCGCATGTAGCCCATGAATCCGCGCTCGCCCCAGTCGTTGTTGAAATCGCGCTCGCACACGAACTCATGGCAGAGGCGTTCGGCGCCATTGACCGTATCCAGGGCCAGCGTGCGGTAGGGATGATCCTCCACGGTCAATGTCTCGACGGTTCCGAGGAGTTCATCCCAGGACTGCAACTCGGGAAAGTGCGGGACCTCCGGCAGCCGGCCGGAATCGATCAGGGTTTCGAGGCCGGTCTCGCCTTTCGTTTCGATGAAAACCGGCTTGACCGTCTGCGCCGCGAAGGAGGTTTTGCCCCATCCTTCGACCGCGTGCAGGACCGTGCGGTTGGGAAGCCCGCTACCCTTGCTGCTGATCGCAGACAGGGGCGGGCGGTTGCTCGTTGCGACCGGCGCCGGCTGCCGCGAGCTCGGTGCCCGCGGAGTGGCTTGCGCTGTTGGTGTCATTTTCAATTGCTCCTTTCTCGAAAGCTAAGAACCACGCCTCCAGCGCCGCGTGCCAGAGGTTGCCGAAGTACAACGCATCGCGCTCTTCTTCGTCCTGCCGCTCAATGCCCAGTTCGTATTCGTAGAAGTGCTTTCGCCGGCAGGTTTGAAAGCAGCGGATGCGGCTGTTGGTGAGGACATTGCGGCCGTCGCCCTCGATTTCCGGAAGCTCCGTATGGACACATGGCTTCCGGCGCCAATTGTCGGAATCGGGATCATCGTGCCCCGAGCAAATCCCCAGGAACTTGCACGGACCGCCGTACAGCATGCAGGCGCCCGAGTTCCGCGCGTGCCGGCCCGTGTTGCGCGCATGTAGGATCTCCTGACCGTGCTCCCACAACTCGACGGCGTAGTCGTGCAACTCGGCGTCAAGCCGTGGAATGGACCGGCGCTGGAAGTACCACTCCGGCCGCGCCAGCGTGCAATCATGCGCCAGACGCGCTTCGTACATTTCCAGCGTCTCGCGCGGCTTCTCGACATTAAGCGCCAGGACCGAATCGTCCGAGAGCCGGCGGCCGAAATAATCGTGCGTGACCGCGGCGCTCCGGGCTTCAGCTTTGGTGAGTAGCTTCGGGCTGATCGTCGGCTTCCGGACTACGTCCCAGACGGCGTCGTCCACCTTGCGGCCGTTGAGCCATTCGAGCAGCATGTAGTGGCTCGGCTGGCCCTCCACGATAAGCTGCCGCCAGTAGGGCGCGTTCGGATCGCTGACGTCTTCGGAAGTCGTTTTGTGATCCATCAGCACAACGCGATCCCGAAAGACAGCGCTCACGTCGATCTTGCCGGCCACGGTGAAGGACCGGCTCTTTCGGCCTGTTTCCGGATTCCAGAGGTCTGACTGAGCCACGCGCTCCACCGCGACCGGCAGATATTCGCCGTCGGCCCAGCGCGCGTGGTAGCCGGCCAGGAGGCCCCGGCATTTCGCTGCCATGAGCGCGTGCAATTCGTCCGGCGCCTCACCCACGAACGCATGTACCGCGGTGAGGGCCGTTTCAAGCCGTCTTGGCATATTTCTCCTTCGCGTTCTTTTCCGTGCGCCAGCCCCTCGCCGCCGGGCCGTACCAATACTCCGCCGTCCGGATTGCGTGCTCCAGGTATGGGGAGGCGAAATCCTTCCTGCGCCCGTTGGCCGTGCGCGCGCCGGCGAACATGAGCCAGCGATCGCCATCGCGCACGAGCCACACGCGCGTGCCGCCGCAGATTGCGTTCACGCAAGCCGCGTCCGGGGGAATCTGCGGCCCCGTCATGCGGCGCCCTGCTTTCCGATCATGCTGCGAGCGAGTACGCCCAGCGCGAATGGGATGAGGTCCTCACTTTTGGGGACCTTGAGGAGCCAGAGGCCCGCGCCGAGGGCGATAAGGACGAGGCTGACCACGATGTGGCCAGCCTCGCACTCCAAAAGATTGATGAGCTGTTGCATGCGCGTGCGCCTCAGTTTCCGGTTCGGAACGTGTAGCCGATCTGCGCGTGGAACCAGGGCTGCCAGCCGGGGTTGACGGGCGAGTAGATCTCGCGCGCTGCTACCGAGAATCCCCAGTTGGGCGCCTTCGCCGGATGGAAGGTGATCCCGCCGCCGAGCGTAGCGGACAGACCTACCGCAGACCGGGTGACCGCCGCGCCGCCCTGGCCCAGGACGAATAGATCCACTTTCACCGCCGACGAGGTCGCGGTCGCTACCACCTGGCGGATGCCGGTCGAGGTCGAGTAAACCAGATTTTTCGGGTCCTTCACGGAGCCCCGCGCCTCGAAGCCCGTCAGCGAACACGTGGTGGAGCTGGCGTTGCAGATGCCGATGGCCAGGTTGCCGGCCCCATACGGCGCGGTGGTGTAGAGACTCGGCCCAAAGCCGATGTAAATCGCGCTCTGCGCGGACGCGGCGCTGGCCAGCGCGAGCATGAGGAGGGCGAACGCAAACGCACGCCCGATCGTCTTCAACGAAACCATGATTTTCCTCTTTCTGCCCGGAGACCGCCGGGCGCGGTGGGAACTGCTACGGGCGCGAAGAGACGATCTGCGCGCCCTTCACGGTGAGATTGGTTGCGGGGTTCAGATTGCGGTAGATGACGACGCCGTTCAGGCCGTAGCCGAGCAGCCGGTCGTACCAGCGCGGCTTCGTCAGCCGGTTGACGTTGGCCGTGATGCCTCCGACATTCGTGCCAATAGCCTGCCAGGTGGTAATCGCCGCAGGGAGCGCGGCGCGCACATCGGAGGACATCTGGCCGAAGTTCATGGCCGCCCGCTCGATGCCTTTCGAAGCGCCGACGTACCGGTTGAAGACGCAGTCGGGGTTGTACTCGCAATCGAGAAAAAGCGGAGCGGCGTCGTCTACCTGTCTGGCGATACCGGCCGCGTGATCGAGCACCGGCTTGAGATCGCCGCGGAGATCCTCAGCCTTGGCCAAGGCGGCGTCCGCGCGCCCGAGGGTGTCCCCCACACGCCGGTCGGCCGTGGTGCGGATCTGGTCCACCTCGCCCATAACATCCTTGCGCAACGCCGCGACCTGGCGTTCCGTGCGGACCAGGATATCCTGGCGCGCGGCCTGAATCTGGCCGGCGAGATCGCCACGCGCGGCGGCCACCTGGGCCAGCAACGCCGCCCGCGTGACCGCGACCTCGCGAGAAACGGCCACGGGCAACGCCCGGGCGGCCCACGTGGCGGCGTGGAGCAAGAGGAAGGCCTGTACGGCCACTCCCGTGAGGGCGGCCAACAGGGCGCACGTGAGCGCGTCTTTCAGCCGTCCCTGGAACGGGCGGGGTGGCGGCCCCAAGGAAAGTGCGGCTCCAGGTTCCGGTGGCGGAAACGTGATACCGTCCTTCTGCACGGAGGGCGGCGGGTCGTGCAGATCAGACATTCACGGTCTCCTTGTGCGCGGCGGCGATTGCCTGCGCCACGTTTGTCTGGCGGGAGATGGCCGCGGCCAAATGCGCATAGTTGGGGTCTGTCGCGTAAGTCCCGGCGACCGCCGCAATCAGGGCGGACAGATCGTGATCGTTCTGGTACCTCTCCCAGGCGGCGCGGTACGGCGCTCCTTGCGTGATGAGCCACACATAGTCGCGACACGCGTGCTCGAGGGAATCGTAGTCCGCGAATTCAGCGGTCACTTCCACGCGATGTCCGCCGACCACCTCGTGCGTCACAACGGCGCAGCACCGGGTGTGGCGGTCGGCTTTCTTGATGCCGAAGTACCCAGCGTGGCCCACGGGCTTTTCGCCCCATTTCGATTCCAGCGCCCACTGTGCAATCAGCAATTGCGACGGGCAGCCGGTTTGCGCTTCCAGCGCAATGGCAATACGCGCGACTTCCCTCAGCCGCGCCTCGCGGTCTTCCATTGTTGTCACCTTGTCAGTTGTGGTTTGGCTTAACTTCCGTGGCGGTAACCGTCAGTGTGCCGCCGGGTTTAGAATCGAACCGTGCACGGGGTTTTCGTGTCCGCCTTCGTGCCGCAACAGGAGGAGATTCATGCGAACTCGCTACTTGTTTTGGGCAGCCCTTGCTTGCGCCTGTCTCGGGCTGGACGTCATGGCGCAGCCATCCGCGCCGCTCCCGGCCGTCATTCCGATTTCGTTACAGCAGACGATGACCACGGGCATGGTCGGCTTCACGCTGAACCAGACCGCCCGCCTCAGCGTTCTGAACCTGAACCCTGTTCCGTCTACCGCGAACGCGCAACCGAACTGCACCGTTGAGCTACAGTTCTTCGATTCGCAGAACCATTCGTTGAAACAGAGTGTAGTCCCCAACTTTGCGCCGCAGACGGCCACTTCGCTGGACCTGACCGTGGTGCCTGCGACTGCCGCGTCGCTCACTCCGCCACGCGCGCAGGTTCGCGGTGTGGTGACCGTCAACCCGGCGCCGACTCCGGTAATGAGCCCCGCTGCTGTCGGCTACTGCGGCGTTATGGTCAGCCTGGAAATCTTCGACAATACGACCGGCAGCACCGCCGCTCTGACGACCGATACGCGCGTGATCAGCGGCATCATGCCTTTGGGGATAGTGCGCAACGGCGTCCTCAAGCCCTAAATGAACGAAGGACAGCTTTGTTGCTTCGGCAAGGGCAACGGCCATCCGAACAAACAGAGGTGGTCGTATGCCCAGAACTTGATCACGGGAACGCCGGTCCGCTGCGCCGCCTGGTACTCGCGCTGCCAGGGCCACGCCCCCGTGTACCAGCCCATCAGATACCGGCAGTGGGCGCGGTCCCAGGAGAGTTCCGCGAACGGGTATGCCGCGCACCGCTTGGCTTTGTCCAGATTGTGTTCCACGCCGGGGTACTGGTATCCCTCGGAGATGAAAGTGTCGAAGCCGGACCCGGCGCGCGCCTGCCACGCAGGCGGCAGATTCACATAGCGCAGCAACCGGCAGTTGTCCGGATCGTTCACGTCCATGGCCCAGAGCAGTTCGAACTGCGTAGACGGCCACTGCGCCAGGACCGCCGCCTGGATCGCCGCCACGTAGCTGCCCAATCGCGCACGCAGGAAGTTCGCGTCCGCGTACCCGTTGACGCTGGGATCGTCGTTGGCGGTAAGGAACGTGTGCAGCGTGCCGCCAAAAGCCGCCGTGGTGTCGTTATCGTAGAAGGCCATGCCGCTCGCGCCCTGGATGTACCACCACAGCACTTCCCCGAACTGGAGCCGTGGCGTCAGGCCGGCGGCGGCCATCAATCCGGCCATCTGGGCGAATGCCGACGCCATGTAGCTTTGTACCGGCGTTCCGAAGGCGGCCATGGAGCTTTTGAGGCTGGCGTATCCTGTGTCCGTCTCCGCGGCGGCGCCGCCAGGGAACCGCTGCACCCACACCTGCCCGTTAACTGGATCGTCGGGTGGGTTGACGAGCTCCTGCGAGAAGGATACGGTCACGCCGATTCCGGCCGCGCGGAGCGCCGAGAAGTAATCTGCGTGCCAATCGCGGAATGCCCGGTTGAGCGGCTGGTCCGCGCCCGGATCGATTACCCACTGGCCCACGCTCGACCCCGAATGCAGATCCCCCGAGCACGCCACAGTGCCGTTCAGAGAACCGCTTTCGGCGACCGCGGGGTTATTGCTATACGTCCAGTTGGGCAGCCAGGATCGCACGGTGATCGTCAGGACCGGCCCTTCTGCCTTCGCCCACACGCCGACGAGCGTGGCGTTGATGAAGTATGCCAAGTGCGCGGCGACGGTGGACGGCGTGTCCTGGGCAAAGCACGTCTTCCCAATGGCCGTATCGCCGATGTGAACCCACACCTCGTCCTGGTCCTCAAACGTCCCGCCGAACGTCACGGTCGCGTGCGAGAAGGACCCACCGGCGCGCATCGCCTGCTTCCACCAGAACACCCCGCAGTAATGGTCGATCTCGCCGACCAGGCCGAGTTTCTGAATGTTCCAGATGACGCGTTGCGGCGAAAGCTTGTACGTGGCATCGGTATCGAAGTCCGTCGCCAGGGCCACATCCGTGCGCGTCTCCGGGGCGTCGGGAACGTCGCCAGGGACCGCGCATTCCAGGAAATCGAAATAGAAGTACCAACCTTGGCTGTTGGCGTTCTTATCGGACTGGCACGTGATGACGACCGTGTGGCGCCCGGCCGCCACGTTCGAGAACAACTTACGGCGTACCTGGGCCGCCGCGCCGTAAGTGTCCAGCGTCACTGGAGCGCCTCCGTCGAGCGTCGCCCGGATGATGCCGCAGTTGAAGTCGATGCGCGTGCCGACGTAAATGTCGTGCATGTGCTGGCAGTGCGTCTCAATCGTGAGAGACCGCGTCTCGTACTGGCTGTACGCTGAGCGAATCGCGCGCCCGCCGCTCCAGAAAGCGAAGCCATCCGACGGCGCCCACTCCCAATAGCCAGCCTGCGTGACCCAGGCGTTCGACTCCTCGATCCGCACAGAACCAGGCCCCGCGACCTTGAGCGCGCGGGCCCCGTAGAGATCGCGCACCGTCCAGTTCGTGACGGTGACGATCCATTCGGCGGGGACGTAAGCGGCGCTGTTCTGAAGCACCGGCGCGAACGTCAGCCAGAGCTTTTGAAGATCTGTCCATCCGAGCGCATCGAAGTCTATCGCGACGTGCCACGTCAGGTTGTCCGAGGAACCGCCCACCAACTGCACATGGTCCGGCGTGAAGCGGAGCGTGCTGGTCGCATGCAGTTCATAGAACGTCACCGAGTTGCCGTCCACGCCGGGCTCCGCGGTGATGGTGATGCAGGCGTTCCCCGTCTCTGAATCCGTGCCCGCCTCGGCTGAGAGCGCCACTGGACCGTTGTCGTTCCAATTCGTGTGGTTGATTTGATCGACAATAGCCGCGCAGACCTGAGCCGCAGTAACAGGCTTCAGCGAGGCAGAAGCGGAGCCGTCCGAACTGGAGACGCTGATCGGGCCCACGATGCCCGCCCGGAGCGTGACCGTAATCTCATTCCCTGCCAGCCCGCCCGCCGCGGCTGTGCAGTTCGGGTCGCCGGCCGTTATCTGGGTGGCGATGTTTGCCGCGATGGAAGCGGCATCCGGCTCCGATCCCTGGTCGCAGGAGTAAGTCGCATCCGCGATTTTCACCCAGTGCCTGGCGCCGTTCAACATGACAGCGCCGGACCCATCGGAACTCGATACCTCTACGGGTCCCACCTGTCCCGCCCGAAGCGAGATCGTAATCGCGTTGCCGCTCGCGGTCGCCGTGCATTGGGTATCGTTCGCCGCGATCTGGCTGGCGATGTTCGATGCGATGGAGGCGGCATCCGGTTCCGATCCCTGGTCGCACGAATACCGGATCGAGCCCAGCTGCACCCAATGCGCCGCGCCATTCAGCGTTGCCGGTCCGGAACCATCGGAACTGGACACCGAGATAGGCCCGATCACCCCGGATCGGAGCGTGACGGTAATGGCGTTCGAAGTCACCGTGGCAGAACAGTTCGGATCGCTCGCGTTGATCTGGTCGGCCAGGTTCTGAGCGATTTGCGCGGCCGTAAGGGCGCCCTGGCTACAGGTGTAAGTCGTGTTGCCGATCTTCACCCAATGGTTCGCCCCGGCCAGCGTCACCGTGCTGGAGCCGTCGGAACTCGACACGGTGACCGGACCGAGGACACCGGTCCTTAACGAGACGACGATGGCATTGCTGTCCGCCGTGGCCGTGCAGTTCGGGTCGCTGCTGGCAATCTGCGAAGCGAGGTTCGAAGCCATCTCTGCCGCCGTAAGGGTGCCCTGCTGGCACGAGTACCGGTTGGCGCCGCACTGCACCCAATGGATGGCTTCGGAACTCCCCGACAGCGTGACCGATGTGGAACCGTCGGAACTCGACACCGTAACTAGCCCCACTTGCCCGCTGCGCAGAGACACCGTGATCGCGTTATTCGATGCGGTCGCCGTACACACCGGATCGCCGGCAGCAATGGCGCCCGCGATGGCCGAGGCGATCTCAGCCGCCGACAGACCGCCCTGATCCTGGCTGTATCGATTCGCTCCTACTTGCACCCAGTGGTGGTAGTCTTCAATCGTCGTCGGGCCGCCGCCGTCTGAGTCAGTGACTACAACCGGGCCGCCCTGCCCGCTGCGCAGACTGACGACGACGCCGTTTCCTTGTGCGCCTCCGGCCACGGCGGTGCATGCGGGATCTGAGGCGGCAATCTGAGCAGCGATGTTGGATGCGACCTGTGCGCTCGATAGGTAGCCCTGCAAACACGAGTACTGCGTCGAACCGATCTGCACCCAGTGCCGGTAATCATCCAGGGTTCCTGGTGCGGAGCCATCGGAACTGGAGATTGCAATCGGGCCGGGAACGTTGTCTTTCAGTTGGAACGTCAGCACGTTTCCGCTCATGGAGACGTTGACGTTCGGATCGCGCGCCACAATCTGCTCGCGGATGTTGTTGGTGATCTGGTTGGATGACCAGCCATTTTCATCGCAGTAATACTGCTGGCCAGCGATCCACACGCTGTGCCGATAAGCGGCATTGCCCTGCCACCAAAAGGCTTGCTGAACGCTCAGCGAAACCGGTTGCCACCAAATGTCCCGTTCGGTGGAGAGGGCGACGCTCTGCCACCAGATATCCTGCTCGCACGAGGTGGTCGTGCCAGCCGCCGCAATGTCCTGCTCACACGAACCGTTCACCGCCGACCAGTAGATATCCTGCTCACACGACGGCGAAGCCTGCTGCCACCAGATCTCCTGCTGGCAGGAACTCTGGCCGGCAGTGCTCCAGAAGATCGCCTGCACGCATGCCGCAGTGGAAGGCAGGACCGCGGAGTCGAACGCCCGGTTCTGATACCACAGCACCACGCGGTCGCCGGGCATCAGGTACGCGCCGGTGAGAACGAATTTACCGGAGGCGCCGGTGCGCCCTGCCGGACCCGTGGCAAGCTCGATCAGCTTCTTCTGGACGAGCTCCCCCGCGCCGTTGTACGCGTTGAGCGTTTGCCAGTCGGTCCACGGCCACTTCTTCGATTCGAACGGATGAATCCCGTGGAACGACACATCGAAGTCCAGTTTGATCCCGGCGAAGTTGCCGTCTGGCAGGTAAGAGAATCGCGGATGGCCGAACGGATCGTCCTTCTGAAACAGCACGAGCACCGCGAAATCTGCCTGATCGCGGAATACGCCCGACAGGTGGAATCCGCCGTCCGACGCGCCCCACAATGCGGCCGCCGCTCCATAGGCGTCGAAGCCCTGGAGATGCATCGTCCGGTGAGGCTGGAACTTGAAAAGCTGGTCCACGAGTGTGGCTAACCTCTATGAATCGCGGTCGAAGATTCCGGCGACGAACCGCGCGCATGCTTTTCACGGGATAGGAAAGATTCTAGAATGGAACATTCCTGTGGAACGTGGCCCTGGCAGATCTTGCCACCGATTCCACTTTCCAGGCAGAGGCCCGTCAACAAAACCGAAGAGACTGGGAGGCGGCGGCAAATGCAGGGGCAACTAAAGCACGAAAGGCAGAGCGTCCGTGAGTTGGTAAAAGACTTCCGCGAAGGCAGGCTGCTGGTACCTGAATTCCAGCGAGAATATGTCTGGCGTAAGGGGAAGGCTCCGAAGCTCATTGAATCTCTGTACCGTCAATTCCCGATTTCATTGCTTCTTGTTTGGGAGAGTCAGGACCGCATTGAGGTGCGGCGGCAGGACCCTCGCCGAGCATTGATGTCGACCCTCGGTTGGCTGGTCGATGGCCAACAACGCGTCACTACGCTCGTCAAGACTATGTCCGGAGATGAGGGAATCGAGGTCGTATTCAATGTCGACGACGAAGAGTTCGCGAGCGCGAACGCCGCCACCCGGCGGGACGACCGTTGGATTCGGGTCTCAGATGCTTGGGATGACGATTCATACCGGCGCTACCGAAGAAATCTGCCCGACGACGGCCGTGGGAAGAAGATCGAGGCTCGCCTGGACCGTCTCCGAAAGGTCCTCGAGTACGAGATCCCTATAATCAGAATGGTTGGCTATAGTTTCCAGGATGCCGTCGAGAGTTTCAAGCGCATCAATTACTACGGTGTACGCCTCAAGACTGAAGATCTTCAGAGCGCCGAAGTTGCGGCACAACACGCTGGTTTTATTCGCAAGCGCGTCACACCGTTCCTCAACGGATTACAAAAGCGGGGTTATGACCGCATATCGGCGACTCACCTTTTCCGCGCATGCGCTTTCGCGGCACATCCTGATGGCCGAAGTAGGACACCGCTGCACGAACTGGATGCCCGCGAGATTGAACAGGCGTGGCGACGCACCACGAACGCAGTAGAAGCAGCACTCGGATTGGTTTCCGGCGAACTCGGTGTTGCGGACATGAGCATCCTGTGGTCTGGCAACCTCTTGGTTCCGGTGATTGCCCTGTGCGCCACTGTTCCGGCGAAACAGCGAGATGATCGGGAGATTGCGGGCTGGGTGGCGTTGGCAGCGTTGCACCACCGATACAGCCGATCGGCGGAAACGGCTCTAGAGCAGGATCTTCGCGCCTGCAGAGCGCAAGATCCAATTAGAGCACTGCTGGAGAATCTAAAGCAGGGCCGGAAATATATTGGCTCTACTGAGGCAGACTTCGACGGCCTCATCGCGGACAAAAGTGCATTGTTAGCCACATACATAGCCTGCAAACACCTCGGAGCAAAGGACCTGTTTACTGGCCGAACTATCCAAGCTCGGTGCAAGATTGACAGACATCACATCCTCCCTCGGGCCCTTTTTCAGCACGGATTCGAGCGTGACCGTGCGGATGTGCTCGCGAACATCGCTTTTATCATCAGCGACACAAACCAGAGTATTAACGACGCCAATCCGGCAGCATATCTCAGTACGATAAACACGAAGATTCTGGCGAGCCAGGCAATCCCGTTGCACAAGGCGAACTGGGATATCAGCAAGGCTGAAGTGTTTTGGGACGAAAGAAAAAAGCTCTTGGCGGAAGCGTTCAACGCATTTTTGAAATCCGCGTTTTCGAGAAGGCGGCTGTTCATTTAGGTCTCTTGGGCGTCGAATCTGATGTCACAATAGTCGGATCAGGAGTACACGAAGACTGACAGGTCCGCGCCAGGATAGACGGTCCCGACGGCGGTAATGGCGAGCCGGATATTGGTGTTGGCCGGAATCGTCTCGGCCCCATCGATCTGCGCCGCGGTGGCCGCAGCGGATTTACTGCCCGCCGGAATCGTCAGGGTCATCCAAGGGTCGCTCCCGGCGCCGATATAGATAGACAGGACCAGCGCCGAGCCCAGCGGAGCGGACTTCAGATACGCCTTCACCGCGCCGGCGGTGAAATCCTTGGCGAGATAGAAGGCGGGTGCCGCGTCGGCCTGGATCCCCAGCACGCCATTGGCCGGGAGCGTGAAGCCCGCCACCTTGCCGGCGCCCTCCGCGCCGAACACCCAATCCTCGCGCAGGGGCACGTCGCCGTCGCCCGACTCGTTGCCGTTCACATCCACGGTGAAGCCGGCGACCAGCAGCGCCTGATCGATGTAGTTGTCCGTGGGGATATTCAGCGTTACCGCGCGTAGGGAATCGGCGTTGTTGATCGTGGTCGAGTCGCCCGTGTAATCCCACGCCGGCGCCTCCACAATCCAGACGGAGGTCTGGTCGAGCACCAGGGGCAGGTCCCAGGACAACTGCGTGGGCGTGTTGCCGGTGATCTTGCGCAACTGGCCGCGCCCCGTGCCCGCAATCACGCGCAGAACGTTGCCGACCTCCGATCCGGGCGCCATGCCATCGGGGTACTCGACGTTCTGACAACCCGAGTCGGTAATCTGCGTCGGAGTTGCGGAGTTCTCCGCGTCGGCCTTGTATCGGATCACGAAGACGTCATCCACCTGGACCGACAATTCCTGACGGCCCGTAACAACCGCCTGGGGCGAGACGGTGAGCGTGCCCGTGGCGCTGTCGTAAGCCGTGATCGTCAGGTTGAGGAACGGCGCACTGCTCTCAGGCCGCCCAATGATGGACAGGACCCGCCCGACCGGATTGAACGAGGTCAAGTGCTCGGTGTCGATCAGCCAGGAACTGACGATCTGGTTCGGAGCGTTCACCGCAGTTACCGGCGCGCCGATGATGCCGCTGTGGGCGATGCGCTTCCCCTTGACCCGGATTTTCGACACATACGGGGATGGCAGGGCCCACGTCGAACGCGCCAGAGGACCGCCGAACGTGATCGACCCCGGCGTGTACGTGTTGTTCTCTCCGGGCGTCAGGTTTCCGGTTGCCTGTGCGCAGATCTGGCCGTCCTCAGCGCCGACGAACAGAACGTAGCAGGCCAGCCCGGCGACCGCCGGCCACGTAATGTTGTCCAGCGTGAAGGAGCCGCCGGCCTGCTGACCGGTGCAGATCAGGACGATGTTGGAGGGCGGCGATGGCCGTCCGTCCGAATCGATGGCGCACAGGGCCGCACGCAATGTCGTATTGGCGGGGAGCGAGCCGCCGGTCGTGGACCGCAAGCTCGATCCGATCCCCGGCGCGCCAGCACCCGGCGAGAACTGGTTCACCGGCAGTTTCCCGGTGATGATGAGATTCGCCAGCGCGCTGCCGTCGGCTAGGATCGTGTACGTCTGGTTCGAATCGAAGGTCCACTCGTTCGGGAACAGCGCGTCCCACGAGGCGGCCTGCACCTGGTAGGGCGCCCAGGCGGGGCCCAGGGGGATCGGATAGAAGAGGCCGGGAAGCGGCGCGGGCGTCACATCCGCCGGCTTCGGTCCCTGGTCCAGGTCGTACATCGAGTCGGTAACAGTCTGCGCCTCGATCTGGACGGACCAGTCCTTCCGCAGGCTCCACCGTTGTATCCGGAACTTGCCGGTCCCGCCGGGAACGTCGGGGTGCGTGATCGAGACGACTTGGCCCACCTCGTTGCCCAGTCCCAGGAGGGTCGTGCCCCAAGTGGCCACGCGCGCACTGCGCCACTCGGTGGGATTGATGCCGCCAATTTCTTCGCGCACGCGCGTGGCCGCGATCCGGAGCGCCTGGCTGAGCGTCGAGCAGCCCACCGAGTGCATCTGGCTGGTGAGCGGCGACTGCGCGCGGCCGTAATAGGCGGCGTGGCTCTTATCACAGTACTCGGCGGTGTTGGCCTGGTAAGCGTATGCCACGTCGGCGAAGGAAAGGACGAGCTTCTCGAAGGCCGCCTGAATGGGCGTCAACCGCAGGCTCTGAAACAGCATGTTGGCCTGGGTGTACGCATCCACCGCACTGGCATTGATGCGGCACCCGAGCTTCAGCTTCCCGAACTCCCAGGTGTAGAACCCGAGACAGCAGTTGAGCACTTCCGCCAGCCAGTCCCGGAATGGCTTCTGTGTGCTGATCACGCCTTGGAACTGGAACTGCGTCTCGGTGATCGCGTAAGTATCCACTTCGGCATACCCGGCGGCCACCGCGTCGGCGATCGGCAGAACGACCAGATTCTGCTGCCCGTCGTAATAGTTCTGCGGGTCGCTGCAATACTGAAACGTCCAACTGCCGTCCGGATTGCGGTTGATCTGCGCGCCGTTCAGCACCTGCCCCTCGGCGGTGATCGAATACGCCGTGCCGGACGTGGCGCCCAGGATCGGGGGTACCTGGGCGGCGGCGATCTCGGCGGCGCCGCTTCCGTCGCCCGCGATGAGCGACGGGAGCACGAACGCCGCCACTTGATCCGCCGACGCGGGCCCGGAGCCGCCGGCGGGGTTCGAACCGGTCGAGGGATCGCCATAGAGCCCCATGGCCCGCAGCACCATGTTCACGGCGATCCAGAACGGGTTCACCAGGCCGCGAACCGCCGACCGGTTGCCGTCTTTATCCCACGTCCAGCCCCATAGGCCGAAATCGATCGGGACCTTCATCTGGTGCTGGTCCGGCGTGCTGGGCTGGATCTTGCTGTCCTTCTGAATCCGGATCTCGCAGGCCGCGGTGCCTGCCGCGAAGATGTTCGGTTGCCACACCTGCGGACTGCCTTGGCCGAGCGAGAATGAATCGGTCGCGGGATTCGCCGGGTCGTTGCCAGGGATATAGCGCAGGCCGTATCCCGGTTGGTACTTCGAGACGTTCAGATTCCCATCGAGTTTGAGGCCCTGCCAGAGGAATCCATCCACCATCGGCGCGACCACGTACCGGTAGCCATCGGCATTCTGGACCACCATCGAAGCGGTGAACCCGCCCAGCGGGCCGGCGCCCAGGATGCCCAGGGAATCGGCATAGTCGGACTCGTCGCGATAGGCAACGAGCATCGCTATCGCGAAGAAGGCGAACAGCGGGTTGCCCCCGCTGTTGCACCAGATTTCGGGCAGCGCGAGGCCCCACACCGTATCGGAGATGATCGACGTGGCAGTGACCTTATTCCGGCCGAGTCCGGCGAACCCGGTCGAATTGTCCAGGATGTTCACGCCCTGGGGATCGGCCTGCTGGCCGCCGAAGTACTTGGCCATGCCGTGCGCCTGGCAGCCGTTGGCCGACTCCAGGTAATAGTCGCAAGACGCCGGATCGCCGCCGCTCCCGTGGGCCGCGTAGGGACAGTTCACGCCGTCGTCGAAGATCTTCCAGCACTGCCGGCTAACCACGCGCTCCGGGTACTGGTTCATGATCTGGAAGAACCCGTCGGAGCACGTTACCGGGAAACTGGCAGTGCCATCGCTCACGAAATTCTGGATAACGCCCTTCCACAGTTGGAGCAGGATGCCGGAATTGACGTGGAACAGGCACAGATCGATCTCGGCGTACTTGAGATCCGTGTCGTTCGCCAACTGCGTCATCACCCGGTCGGCGTTGCCGAACGTGAAGCGCACGTTGTCCGACGATCCCTTGATGTCCTGGGAGATGATCGCGTCGGAGCCGGGTTCGCCGATGCCGATGAGCCGCGGCAGGTACAACTGGCTGCCGACGGTGACGCGCCGGTCGGAGAGGTAGATGTCCGGCACCGCCTGCTCGCGCACGCGGATGTGAATCAGCGGCACAATCTGCTGCACCTCGGACGACAACGCCGTCGAGAGCGCGCTCGAGGGGAACCGCACGCAGGTGGATGCGACCGTGTAGCTGGGCGCCTGGGCGGGATCGACCACCTCCACGAAGGTCAGTCCGGCCTGCACGGCGTTGCGGAGGTACTCCAGTGAAAGCGGAGCCTGGTCGAAGGTGACGAGCGTAGCCGTCGTCGTGCTATCCGGATTCGGAACGTTGTACGTGAACGCCTTCCACGCCCCCTGCATGTCCTCCCAGAAGGCGCGCAGCGCGCGGGATTCGCTCCAGTTGAGGTTCGGCCTCCGGAACTGGAACTTGCGCGGGCCGATGCCGGAGTAATACCGCTGCTCCTGTTTGGCGTCGAGCGTCCCGAAGCGGTGGACGATCACACTCCGCTCCACGGACATGCCGAACGGATGCTGCGTGACCAGCGGGAATACCTGGGTGCCCGAGATGCCGGAGCCGCCGGTTGATAGGACAATGCCCGGAACCGTAATCCTGCCAATCGTGTCGCTCATGCCACCTCGACCAACTCCAAGCCCTGCACGTTCGACCGGCAGAGATCCGTGCTCTGCGCCCAGTCGCCCCGGAACACCACGGTGACCCGCCCCTGGGTGCCGTTGCCGGTCGGGTCGTAATTGCTTCCGATCTGCTGGCCGGCGGCCACGTCGAACGGGTTGTAGAAGGCGAACGGGGTCAACCCGCCGTTGTGCGACGCCAGGAAGTTATAGAGTGCAGCCACCGCCGATGCGCTCAACCGTTTGTTCTGCCGGAATGTCCGGCGCGAGGTCTGCGCCAGTTGGGAGCGGTGGATGGTTCCGTCGTGATACTGATTCTGGAGTTGCGCATACTCGCGCACCTCGGTGAACGCGGTGCACAGCGAGGCGGGCATCACGCCGTCCGGCGCGGCTGGCTGGAGATTACCGGGCATACGATCAAAAAGTGCGAAAATTCGCCTTGCGTTTTCGGACGAACGAAGTGGTGGATAGTGCGAGGTGACGAATATGCATCACAAAACCGCCAAAGAAACGGTCATCGAGGAGTGCCGCCGGATCGAGACGCTCCTACTGGCGCTCGCCGAAGCCGCCGGCCGCCGGTTCCACGCGCCGCTCGATGAGCCGGACTTCGAGAGTACCGACGGGCCCGATTACGCCTGGGGCCTGCGCCGGTTGCGCATCCATTGCGAGCGCGTGGCGCAATTCACGGAGGGCATCGACGCCGACCTCGATGCCGCCTTGCACAAGATCTCGATGGAAAATATCCGTGCCAACCCCCGCGAGGCGCGGCCAGCGATGTTCCAGGTCAACTGACCATCAGCCCCGGCACCTGCATGTTGGCCGCCTGTTGCGTGCGGCCGTAGCTCCCGCCCTGCGCCGCCATGGACTGGTCCATCACGAATTCCGGCGTAATCGGCGTGCCGTTGATGTTAAGTGCGATGGTCGTGCCGCCCATTCCTCCGGCTGGCAGCACGCCGGGCGTGGGATACGGACTCGTGGCGATCCCGCCCAGCGTCGGGATGCCCGACTGGTAGCTGTGCCACTGGTTGTTCTGGAAACTCGCCTGTTGGTAGAGGTTGCCGCCAACCTCCGCGAGGCTGCCGCCGTAAGGCGTCGCGGCCGACAACGGCATCTTCTGGCCGGTGGCTTCGGAGTAGAGCATCACCAGTTGGCGCACGCTGGGCGAACGCACCGCCACTGAGATCTCGCCACCGAACTGTTGCTGCGCGATGGCGACCACCTGTTTGACCGTGCCGCTGTTTTTCGGTATGTCAACGCCGTAAACCTGCTTGATCAGCTTCGCCGCGTGAGATTCGGGAGTCTCCACACCGAAGAGTTTCTCCCCAAACCCGATCCCAAACCCGGCTGCCGCGCCAATCCCGGCTCCAAGCAGTGCGCCAGCGGGGCCAAACTGCGCACCCATGCCGGCTCCGACGAGTGCGCCGCCTGCCGTATCCATGGCCATCCCGCCCCAGGTTCCGCGGTGCGAGCCGACCATCCCGCTCATTCCCAACATGAGGCCGGCAGTCGTCGCCGCCGGGGACGTGAGCACGGAGCCGGCATAAGCCCCAAAACTGGTGCCGGTAGCATCCCACATCTTCTGGTTGATTACGGCGCCCTTAAGGTTCGCGAGCGATCCCTTCAGGTTCGTGAGCGAGAACCCAGAGCGATCGCTCGTGCCTCCCACGCCCACCATCGCAATAGGACTCCAGCCCGAGCGCTGCACCCCACCAACCCAGGGCGCGGGGGTGTATCCACCGGCCGGGGAATAACCGCCCGCCCCGCTGTCGCCACCACTGGAGCCGCTACCAACCGGCGTCGGCGCGTAAATAATCGTGCTGGCTGATGCCGTCTCAGAACCGGCGCCGAACAAAGGCGGGATGTTCACGGTGCCGATGCCGGGAACAGGAATCGGCAACGAAGGCGCGCGCCCGCCCATCATCGGCTGGATCATCGACTTCGCGAACCAGCCCAGCACGCCGGTGTTGCTGTGCAATTCGAACGTCAACGCATCGATGCTCCGCTTCAGCGTATCGGCCCGTGGCACTACCGCCTCGCCCTCGTGGACGACCGCCGTACCGGTCCTGGCGACCGTGCCGCCCTCGTCGTACTGCGGCAGTTTCCCGCGACCGCCCATACGCCCGCTCTGCTGGCTCCGGATTTGCCGCTCCGTCTTGACGAATGCGTCGCGCAAATGTGGATAGAGCGCGTCCAGCAACTCACTGGCCGCGTGCGTGGTCTCTGGAACATCCACTGGAGAGCCGATGTAGTTGCCGCTGGGGTCCAGTTCCGGATCGCGGTTCGCCATGATCATGCGTCGCGTCTCGCCGCTCTTCGCGCCGCCTTTGCGGCCGAGGGCGACACGTTGCTCATGCGTCATTCCCCACACGTCGCGCCCGCCCTCCTTCCAATACCATTCGGACTCCGGATCGCTCACGCCCCTGGGACCGATCTTCGGCTTCCGCATGTACTCCAGGTTGCGCGGCGCGCGCACGGAAGCGGAACCTGAGAGCGGTTCCATCCCAAGCAGTTCACGCGCCGAGTCCGTGAGGCGCATCCAATCGCCTTCGCGCTCCGCGAGGCCTTTGCGGACCAACGCGGCGCGAACCTGCGACGACTGCTCCGTGAGCTTCAGGCTTTCGAACGGCTCCTCCCAATTGATCGGGCCGTGCTTCATCGCCGCCAAATACAGCGCCTGCCCGATGCCCTGCCCGCGCAATTCCTCGGGGATGCCCATGGTGCTGATTCGCTGTCTACTGGCCGGGAGCTTCGGATTGTAGACATCGCGAATCAGCCCTTCGCCACTGTAGGACACGTCCTCATTGGCGCCCGGCCACGTGAATCGCTGCTGCGGACCCAGCCAGAGCGTCTGGCCGGGCATCTCCATCCATTCCCCAGGACGGGTCGTCACCTGGACCTTTTTCACCATGCTGGCGATGCGGGCCAACTTCGCCTCGTCGCTCAACGCCGCGTATCCGCTCGCTCCCGGCGGGCCCATCGGCACCATGCCCAGCATCACGCCGTCCCTGCGCTCGGGCGTCATCGCTGCCACACCGCCGGTCAACAGGGCCATGAGGCTCTCGCCGACGCTGATACCGGCAGGCCCGCCCAGTGCGCTGAGGCCAGCGGGCAGTGCGACGTTGAACAGGCCCATGGTGGCCTTCTCCAGTGCCGCATCCGTCTCCGGCCCGTAATGGCCCACCAGGTTCACGCTGGGCGGCAAGCCCATATTCCGGAGGCGCTTCAGCGGGATTACCAGTTCCGGGCCAGCCTCGCCCACAATGCTCGGTCCCGTGACCACGCCGCCTTCGGCGAACCGCGGCAGGCCTCCGGTATTGCGGAGCATCTGCGTCAGGAAGCCGGAAGGCGACGCAACCCCGATATTCGGCGCCACCGCACCGCCCTGGGACGTGAGCGCGGGTACGCTCCTGCCCATGAACTCCGAAAGGACGGCGGTGAGCAACCAGATCGCGTTGGAGTTCTGCTTCGTGGCCGTCGTGTTGTCGGACGTGACCGTGATCGGATCCTGCTTGATGCCACCGCCGAAGGATCCGCCCAGGATGCTGGCGATGCCGCCTTGGCCGAACAGCAACGGGTGAATGGCATTGGCAACCATGCCGCCGAGACCCTCCTCGACGGGCTTCAGCGTGGCGTCGCGGACGGTCGACCCGAGTTGCTTTGGGAAATCGCCCGGTTTGGTGAAGAGCGTATGCGCCAGCCCGGATGTGGCTTTCTCGATCTCCTGCAACTGGTGCTGCCGGTCCTCCTCCCGCTTGTGGTCCGCGGCGGCGCGTTTCTCATCGAGTTCGTCCTGTGCGGCTGCCAGCCCCGTGAACAGTTCCTTCTGCGCCTCCGCAGCCAGGATCATTTTTCGCGCGGCGTTCTGCTCACGGTCGATCCTGGCGACCTCGATATCGGCCAACTGGAGGGCGAGGTCCACGCGCACCTGGTAAGCCTCCTCTGGCGTCTTCGCCAACCGCGCCTGTCCCGTGGCGTGCCGCCGCATTTCCTCCCGCTGCGCCTGGACCCCGAGATCCTCGATCCGCTCCTGTGCTTTGAAGACGTCGTCCCAGTCCTTCATCTGCTCCTTGGATGGGAGGAACAGCGACATCATCTTCTTGGTCTGGTCGATCTGGCGCTGCTGGTCGTATTTCTCGAAGTCCTCGGTGGACTTCTTTACGATCGGCGCCGCCTGGTCATCCGCCGCCTTCCGGATCGCCGCAATCTCGGCCTCGGATGCCTTCACCTTGGCAGCCTGCTCCAGCAGGAGGTCCCGCTGGCGGTAGATTTTCTCGAGGGCCGACAGTTCGGCGTCGTCGCCCTTCTTTTCGAACTCGGCAGCCTGCCGGCGGAAGTCTTTAAGCACCTCGGACTGGTTCTTCTCGGAGTCGAGAGCCGACTTCCACCGGGACTCGGTCGCTTGCGCCGTGTGGAGCTTCCCCGCCAGTTCCGTAACCTCCGACTTGGTCAGAGGCTTTTCGGGTTCGAACAGTTCCTTCTGGTAACGCTCCACGTCCTTCTTGGCATCGGCATAAGCCTTCTCCATGCCCTCGTGCGTACCGAAGAACCGTGCGCGAAGACGATCGCTCTCTTCCTTGCCGGCGCGGAGATCCATCCGGTGCGTCGCCTGCTGGGCGCCCTCCAACTCGTGCTGCAAACCCTCGATCTGCTTCTGGAGGTCGGCCGCTTTCCGCATGCGGCCCACTTCTTCCTCGGTGGGCGCAAGCATTTGGATCGCGCCAAAATTGCCGACGAGGTTCTGTTGCTGCGTGCGCATGTCCGCGATCTGCCGTTCAATCGCGTCGCGGTTCGCCACGATGCCCGGAGCGCGACCCTCCATGTCGGCAATCTGCTGGCGATGCGCACTGCGCGACATGCTCGCGCCTGGACCTCCCGCGGCGCGGATGGCCGCCGCCTCCTGGCGGGCCTGATCCTCCTCCCTGCGCTGGCGCTCGTCGTCGCCCGCCGTGCCGATATTATTGAGGAACCAATCGACGCCCTTGCCCACCCAGGACACCGTGATGACGATGCCCTCTTTGAATTTCCGGATCAGCAAATCCCACTTCGTTTCCAGTTGCGCGACCTCGCGCTGATATTCCTGGAAGCGGCGCACGTCCTCCTCGGTCGGCCCAAAGCCCTGCTCGTGCGCGATGCGGAGGTTCTCGTTCAACTCCGTCATGAACGGGATCGCTTCCACGCCGACCCGCTTAAACAACTCCATGGCGGCGGCGTCCCGTTGCAGTCCTACCGGGAGTTTGTTCAATCCTTCCGAGATTTCGACCAGGATCTCCGAGGTGGGCTTCATCTCGCCCGCGGCGTTCCGCATATCCACGCCCAACCGCTGCAGGGTGACGCGCGCCTTCTCTCCTTGGCTGGAATTCTCGTCGGCAGCCTGGGACAGGCCGCGCATCAGGCGCTCGACAATCGAGATATCCTGGCCGACCGCCTTGGCCGCGAAGCCGAACTGGCCGACCTCTTTGGCGGTCAGGCCGGTGCGCAGCTCGGCATCCTTCACCCGCGTGCCGTATTCCCCCAGACTCTTGGCCGCCTCAAATGCCGCAGCAGCGAAGCCAGCCAGGGCGGTCGCCCCCGCCACAATGCCCACGCCGAACGGCCCCATCGTGGAAAGCAGGGAGCTAATGGCGCCCTTCGCCCCCTGGATTGGGTTTTCGATGAACTCGGCAATGCGATCTCCAAAGGATTTGATGGCCTCGGAGTGCTTCTTCAACGCCTCCTCGGCTTCTTTGGCCGCCTTGGCGGCGACTGCCTCCCGGGCGGCCTTCTCTTCGACCGCGATCATCTTCTCGTAGGACTTGGTGATCGCGTCGATGGCCGCCGGTTCTTTCGCGTACCGCTGCAGGAGCTGGTCTCGCTGGGAGATGAGCCGATCAACACCGGTCTTGCCATAAGCCTCGGCCTGCTTTTCGAGAGACGCGATGAGGCGCTGCACGCTGGACCGGGTCTGGTCCGTGATGCGGATGACCTTACCGTGCGCCGACTCGGCCTTCTTCTCGAAGCTGTCCAGTCCGGCGTTGGCTTTGCCGACGACCGGGGTTACCTGGTCTTCGGCTTCGAGAACTACACGTTCTGCCTGATCCGCCATTTATGCAGCCCTGGCTTCCTGCACGGTAACGATGGACCGGTGCTTGAGCATCAGTTTCAGCAGTGCATCGCGGTCACGCGGGGAGACTCCCCACTGCCGCTCCCGCTGGTTGTTGTAGAAGGCGATCTCCGAGGCGGTCTGCCGCCGCCCCGGCATCGCCTCATTGAGAAAGCCGATTACCGCACGGTTCTCGTTGACGGTCAGGACCTTCAAGCAGCGCAAGGTGTGCCCGGTCCACGTCCAGTCGCGGATGGGCTGGCGGCCACGCGCGACCTTGTAATCCGGGTAACCCTTGTGGCCCGCATTGCCGGGCTTCAGTGGCGCCGCGGCCTGATCGTAGACATTCTGCCCGCTCTGAATCCGCGCCCGGATTGTATCCGCGAGCCCCTGCGCGAAACCTTGCATCTCCTGCGCGGTGAACGGCGAATAGACGAACCGGGCGCGCCGGATGACGGTTTGGAATCGGGGCATGGGATTACCGTTGGTGCCGGGAGGTGGCAACCTTCAGGGATGGGCGCTTTTCGTCAACTGATCGGGTTGAGCGCAGCACCGCAAGACCTGCATCACGTGCGGACAAGGCTACTTGACAGTCTTGGTATCCTAACAGTGTTAGAGAGGCCCGGCGCGGATAAACCGCCCGGGTCTTTTGTGTTTATGCCGTGAAAGGAGCCGAACGATGACGCAGCAGGAGTACAAGATTTGGTGCCATGGGACTGAGGATCAGTACGTAAACCGGACCATAAAGACACTTCACGCTTCCGGCGTCGTTCTGAACGCTGGATCGCTCGTCAATGAATGCAGGAAGGCCCGGCATACCTACGCCAGGCTCCCAATGCCCAAACCTGATCCACAATGGTGGAACTGGGATTTGTCGTTCGGCCCTACCTGTAATCCGACGACTGTGTTCTGGCAAACAGGGCGCCGCCCATGACCGGAGGCGTAGATATCCCGCGAGATCTCCAAAGGCAGGCGGTTCACATGACGGCCGGCAAAATCGAAGCGCGTCTTCCCGAGCATTCCGCCCCCAGGAAGGCGCTAGCAACAGGCATTCGACCCAGTCGCGTAGTCCCCAAACCACTGATCGGGGCGTGACAACCCGAGACTCCAATCAGCGCCGCGACAGCCTGCGGAGCAGCAGTTCCTGGAAGCTTGCGCCCTTGTCTTCGTCGGCTTCCTGCTCCTGCCGAACGGCCTCGATCATCTCCATGACGCGGAATTCCTCCTCGGTGAGATCCGCCAGGGTGATCGTCACGCCCAGAGCCTTGGCGTTGAGGAGGCGAAAGCAACGGCGCACCAGCACGCCGTTGAACGTCTCCATCGCCTCCTCAACGAGGTTGCGCGGGCAGCCGGGGCCGTGGCTTACGTCGATCTGTTTCCACCCCGCGCCGCACGCCGGACATCCGTCGAGTTCAGCCGGGGAGAAATGGCCGCACTGGCGGCACCGGAATATCCGATCCGGGCAATCCTCCTCCTTGCCGCACAAGGTAGCCTGCTGGAGCGCGGACTGGATCAGAAACCGGATCGCCGGTCCCGCCGGAGAGTCGGGCGCCGCTATTCCGGGTCGTCGTCTCCATCGATGGAGAGTTGCGCGATTACCTCGGAGACCGCTGCCGACTTGTGCACGACCGGCACCGCGCCGGCATAACCCTCGTGCGAGACGTGCAGTTTATCGTAGAGCGCGCCGCTGGGTTCCAGGAACGCCCGCGTCTCCACCGACCGCCGCGCCGCCACCACGCTGGTCGAGGCGCGCTCGTGATCCTGCATCTCCTTCGCGGTCGGCATGCGCAGCACATGCGCCACCCGCGCGCCCGGAACCTTCATCTCGATCCGGTAATTGATGCCCTCCCGCTCGATATTCACGACCGTGCACCGCTCGATGCGGCCGATCACCATTCCGGCCTCGGCGTCATCGAACTCCGGACCGTCCTTGTCCACGCGAATCTTCGCGAACAACTCCGCGTTGATCTTGGGCAGGTCCAGATCCTCACTCTGCGACTTGCCGCGGCCGAGAAATCGGCGAACGGTTCGCTGGCTGCGCGCCCAGCCGCACCATTCCTCGTCCGTCGGAAAGCGGACCTCGCATTGCTTCTCTCCTCCGGAGAGAATCGGAACCACGAACGGCTTCGTGGCGTCGAATACCGGCGTCTGTGTATCTTTCATAAAGCACCTCTTGCGGTTTTTGGGCGGGACCCGCTTACTGCGCGATGTTGTTCTGGGGCGTGATCGCCGTAACGGTCAGCAGGCCGTTGGTGGCGTCGTACAATTGCACGCCGGTGACCTGGAGCGTCACGATGCCATCGGTGTTGCCCAACTCGACCACGCTGAAGCCCATCTTCTGGATGACCATCGAGAACGAGTTGTCGGCGTCGCTGCTGAGCGTAATCGTTGCGGACCCTGTGGTCTGGTTGATTAGCTTCGTGTACTCGGTCGATCCGGCCTGGACGCGCACCACGAACTGGATTCCGAAAGAGCGGTCGCCCCATTCGAACCGGCCTTGCACCTGGTAGCCGTCCTGGGCGCCCGATCCGGGAAAGAAGCCCGGCCGGAAATTGTTGTCCCAGGATGCGTCCATGGAGACGAACTGCTTGCCGGACCCGCCAGTCAGGTAATCGACCCCGTTCACCGTCAACGCGCTGATCATCCCGGCGTTGAACTCGTGCGGGACGGTCGCGGCGGGCAGCGCGATGCCGCTGGGCGTGGTGTATTTGCCGGTGGTCACGCACTCGACCGATAGCATGGCGCCGGCGCGCCCCGGCGAGTTCTTGATCGACAGCTTCCAACCCTTGACCGCACACCCGATCAGGATCTCGTCCAGCACAGCGGAGCCCCCAGGGCGGATCTGCTGAATGAACGAGAAATACGGCAGTTCCAGCCCGGTCAGACTCGTGCTACCCAGCGCCGGGGTGATCACGTACGTGTACGGCCCCGTGCCGGTCAGAACGACGTTGCCCAGCGAAAAGGCCATCGCCCAAGCCAGGAACTCCGACGATGCGTACTTCGAAATCTCGAAGGTCGGCATGTTGTAGTGAGACTTGAACAATTGCGTGGGAAACTCATGGCCCTTGCCGATCTCGGCGCGGTCGTCCTCATTCACTGGCACCTTGGCCCACGGCTTCGTGTTGAGGTTCGTGTGCCGCCAGATCCCGGCTAACACGTTCGCCGTGGTGATGTCGGCCTGCTTCTTAAAGCCCCACCCCTGAATCAATTCGTTGATGTTAGCCATCTTACTTTTCCTCCTCGGCGAACACGACCGTTTCGCGCTTGGCCGGCGCGGGCGCCTGGCGCCACCCGGCCGCCATCAGGGGCGACAACGCCGTGGCGGTCGCCTCCACTTCCTTAATCTCGTCGCCGGTCGGCGACTCCATGAAACACGTTGGAACGTTCTGCATGTGATCCTCTCCTGGCGGCAACCAGTTACGGGTTATACGATTCGACCAGGCGCACCGGAACTTCGAAGTACTCGAACGTGGTTCCGTCCGCGCCGATCACGACGGTGTTGCGTTTCGCCGAGGGCAGATAGAAATCCATCGGCTCGCAATTCGGATCGACGGGAGTGTGCAGCATCCGCAGGCTGCTGCCGGCAGGGGCGTCGTTCACGATCCAGTTGAAGAGATCCTCGTAGCCGACCTCGGCCGTCTCCGGCGCGCGCAAGTAAAGCGAGAAGTCGTGCACGAACACCAGGGCGTTGCCGAGCCTGCCGGGCCCGCTGCCCTGCCAAGCGATTAGAATCGAGCCGGGCGGCATCGACAGAATCGCCAGGCGGATGTTGTTCTGCGTCGGCTGGCCGAAGACGACGGTGTTTTCGGAGTACGCCTGGATGTGGTTGCCGTTGCCGCCCAGCGCCTCCACGAGGCGCGGCAAGGCCTGGAGCGCCGTCACCCACTCCCCGAGCAGCTTCTTAGGATGGATCATCGGCGCTCTTTCGTGCGAACAACGAGAGTTGGACCATGCCGTAGGGATCGGGCTGGCGCACGGTCCGCACGACGAACTGCGATCCCCAGGCGGTGACCCAATCGCCCGGCTGGGGAGGATTCGGGAAATCGGCGGGGTTGACCGAGATTTCTTCCACAGGCCCCATCGCGCCCGATTCCTCCCGCACGCGGACGTGGCGGATGGCGATGACGGTCAGCGGGTTGCCCGCCGGGAAGCCGCCCTGCACGGGCTGGTACACCACCGGCTCTCCGAACGCATCCTGCATGGCCGCGTTCACGGACGCGCCAATGGTGGAGCAGTCAGACATATCGGCGCTAATCGTTGCTGGCCAGGTTGTAGAACACCCAGACTTCGACCTGACCGGTGGTCAGATCGGCGGCGGCCACGGTCACGTTGATCTTGCCGGCGGCCGACATCTTGAATGGCGTGGTGGCGCAGGTCGGCTTCAGGACCGCGTCCTGCGACAGCGTTGCCTTGCCCGTCGCCGTCAGAATGCTGTTGGCGGCCGACCCGGCGGCGGTGCCGATCGCCAGCGTAGCCGCGCCCGCCGAAGCAACCGCCACGGTGGAGTTGATCACGCCGCCATGCACGACCGCATCCTTCGGGATGGTGTCGCTGTTGGCCGGCGTGATGGCGCCCTGCGCCCCGCCATCGACGGTGAAATCGTACAGCGCGTGCGCCACCCGGATGCCGGTGGACACGCCCGTCGCGCCCGGCAGGAAGCCGTTCAAGCGGACGCGCACCGTAGCATCCCCCGAAGCCCCGCCCGGAGCCGCCGCACCGCTCGCCTGCGCCAACTCGGCCGTGCCGATGACCAGGTTCCCGGCAGAGGTGGACGTGGCCACCTTGTTCGTGTCGTCCCAATAGACGGCGTCGCCCGAGGCGAAGGTGCTGGTGTCCTTCGCCAGATCGAACACGCCCATGGCGGCGATCTCCAGGGACGCGTTCAGCGCGGCATCGTAGGCCGCCACGCCGAACAGATTGCCCACCTTGACGCCGCCGCCGGATTTTACCGCGTAAGGCGCCACGACCGTAAGGGTCTCTCCCTTGTGCACGTAGTTCTGCATCTTCCTTTTCTCTCTTTCTGGGGGGCCGCCCCGCGGCCCCACCGGTTGCCTGCGCCCTACGCTCCGGCGTTCTTCTGAAGGCCGCGGAAGTCGAGCGCCGCCGCGCCGAAATCCATGCGCGCCTTGATCTCCACGCCGTCGATCTCGAAGCCCTGCTTGGTTTCGATGTAGACGCCCTGCTGCCCTTCCAGGTAGCAGTACTCCACCGTGTCAATCTGCGCCGGGTCCGCGACCAGGTACCACGCCGTCGCGCCGCCCGCGGCCGCATCCAGACGCGGTTCGACAACCGGCACCAGCGTCCGCACCCACTCCGGCACCACCGCGTCCGGCCGCCAGGAGGCAATGTTGATCGGGTAGACGAGCTGGAGCATCTTGCTCTCCAGCGCCGTCGGCACGGCGATGAAGCGGGGCACCAGGTTCAGCGGCGTGCCCGCCAGCCCCTTCTGCAAACGCATGGCGGAGCGGCCTTTGCCCAACGCGGTCAGCGGAACCGCGTTCTGCACGTCGCTGTCGATGCTGCTGCCGGCGCCCGTGAGCAGATTGCCGTGGTTGGCATGGAACAGCGCGGTCGCGGTCTTGTCGCCCGCGTACACCGCCGCCGGATTCGACGTAATGATGTTCCACACGGTGTTGGACTCAAGCTGCGCGGCGGCCACGCCCAGCAGCGCCGGGACCCGGGTGAACGCCTGGAGGTCGTCGTTGATGATGACCTTGCGGGTCAGCGCCACGATCTCGCCGTAGGTGCCCAGCGCGTAGCTGATGTTGTTGTCGGTGAGGTTCGCGCGGTGGTACTCGCCCTTCTCGTTCAGCGCCTGGAGCGTGGGCGCGTCGGAGAGCATGACCCGGTTGATGGGTTTGAAATCCTGGGCGGTCACCTGCCGGCAGAAGGGCTGGAACGTGCGCGGGTACGCCTCGTAGCCCTGGCGCAAGGTCTTATTGGCAACGTTGGCCAGGATCGCCGGGAAATCGGCGGTGGACTCCGCGCCAGCCATGAAGAACTCCGGTCCGCGCGAGGGCCCCTGGAGGGCCAGGTCCGCGATGCGCGTCACGTCCATGCCGCGGGGACTGATGCCGCGCAACTCCAGGTACTCCTTCGCCATGTCGAGGAGCTTGAAATTGCGATACTCGCGGGCCATATCCGCGGCCCGGCGCTGCTGCTCGGGGCCGCAGCCGTCGAGATATTCGCCGAGTTCGTTGCCGTTGTGGTCGCGGCGGCGTGCCAGGAAAAAGCGTGCATCGGAGCGCAGCAGCAGGGCCA